CCGGCTAAGAACCTTTGCTGCTTTATCATCTGCGGCGAAGGCTTTTGCTGCGTTAAATTGAGCGCGAGCCAAACGCTGAAAAGTGAATAATCCTAGGTAGGACTTAGCAAGTGTTTTGACTTGGTTATTAAGTCCAATGGTTGACTTGGCTGCATCGTTAAAGGCTTTCTTGCCAGAGAATACCGTTGCAATATCTATCTTTAGATCAGCCATTATTTCACCTTAGTCTTTGCTTTGAACTCAATAGCAGAATTGCCAATGGCTTTTACTATTGCTGCTGTGACTTTGCCTTGATCTTCTGCAAAGGCTCTGAAAATTGCTCTACCTGTCATCTTACGAGTGGCGCGACCTGCTTGACCCTGTTGGCGTGGTCGAGCGTTAACCAGTTCACCAGTTGCGTTGGCTTTGTTAATAAACTGCTTGCCAGCGTTAGGGTTGAGTGACTTGTTAACCTTGTTCGATGTGTCAATGTAATCGCTGAACTTACCGCGAGTTGAAGCCTGAGAAGGCTGACCGTTAGGGTTCAAGCGCCCCGCTGTTTCGTAGATCGCTCCACCGGCGGAAGTGTTGACAATACGAGCCAAAGATACGAAGCCACGCTTATTTGGCTTTGACGGTCTTGTCGAGTACTTAACTCCGCGCTTGGCTTCTGCTTGATCGTACTTAGGAAACTCACGATACTTAGTGGTCTCGCTCGATGAACTAGCAGAAGTCCAGCCAGATAGCATCGCAGTATCAGACGGCATATAGCCACGCGCACGATTAGTAATTGGCTTTAGCGCAGCTGACATCTCTTTGGTTGTTTTCTTGGATAGATCAGGTTCGAACTCTTTAAGGGCTTTGCGAAGTTTATCTGCGCCTTTTAACTCGACTGGCATCGCTTTGCTCCTTTGCTCTGTCCTTCAGGGCTTGAAGTAAAGTCCTGAACATTGTGTGATCTAGTTCAATTAAAGTCTGAGGCGAGAGTCCAGTCTCTAGCGATAGTCTCGCTACGAGATAGGTGAAGGACTCCCGCGTTACTCCAAAGGGTCATCATCGAGAACCTCGACTCGCGCCAATGTTTCGAGAAATGACTCTCCGAAGGGTTTAACGGTTTCACCCGACCTACGAATAGACTCCCAGCAAAGCCAATAAACATCGCTTTGCTTTTCGTCATCTCTAAAGGCTTTGTGGAAGCCCTTCTTCGCATACTGCTCGAAGGCGTACTCGATCGCCGGAGTGATCTGGTACTCGTTAATGCTTCCGTCTGCCCTTGTTACCTTTAGTTTTGCCATGCTATTGCCCCTTAGTTAGTTATTACGATGTTGTGATTACAACTGTACCGTTGACTGTCCAAGTTACTGACTGTGTGCCAAGATCGCCAACTGCGCCGTTAATATCGGTTGTGTTGTTAATCAAGCATGTCATTGTGTAAAGAGGGTTAGTCGCAGATGTAGCTGCTGAAGTCTGCTTTAGAGTTACTGTTACTGAAGTTCCCCATGCAGCCTGAAGTGTTGCTAGAACATTTGCAGCGGCTGTGTCATTAAGGAAGTCAATAGTTAGAGACGATGCTTCCAAGCCCTTAACGAACTTGTGACCGCTATCGCCCATCGCTGTAACTTCAAGTTCATCAAAGGTTCTGTTAAGCGTTACTGAAGTCACATGATCTGTGAGGGCAACCGAATTAACAGTAACCTGAACTCCATTATTTAGAAATACTGCCATTTGGTTTATTCCTCATCTTTCTTAGTTGCTGGTTTTGGTGCTGCTGGTGCAACCTGCCCGATCTTAATCAGGAAGGCTTCTTGCTCTTTTTCCCATTCGGACATGGTTTAACTCCAACTCGTTAGGACTGATACCTGCAAAGAGCAGGTTAAAAGATCGCCCGATGCAGCATTGAGAACGCTAGGTGCGCTCACATCTCCCACATTATAGACGATAGAGGAAGCCGCTAGTTTATTAAAGACTGCAACTAGCATCTCCTCAATTCCATTTAGGTTGCCTTCGTTGTCTAGCAAAGGCACAAAGATATTGATATTAAAATTAGCAAGCGGAGCAATGGTGTTGTAACTATTGTTGTTTGGCGTTACATACGGATCAGCTGGGCTGACCACAATACTGTTTACGATTGGAGTTGCCGGTGGGAATGAGAATACTGACCAGAGTGAGTTATCGACTAATGCCGCCGCTATTGTTGCGCGAAGTGTAGAGATCGCTGCTGTCATGGTTAGCCGATCTGCGCATAAGGCGATAGGTAAGGCGCAAGCAAACCGCGAACTCTTGCTAAAAGTGAGGCTGACATTGTGAACGGGCTAGGAGCAAAGCCGTCAACTGTCATGCCCTGACCGCTTGGTGCTTGACGGGCTTGCCAGATAGCCTCGCAGATTTGTAGAGATGCTTGCTTAACAGCATCGATTGTTGTGTAATCTGTTTGGGTTGTGCCGGAAACTACGCCTAAAGGAACTACTGGATGGTATCCCTGCTCGGCTGGACTGCCTGTTACAGCGTAAGTAATTGATTGAACATCGACTGCTGTAATTGTTTTTGAACCATTAAAAGGTGTGCCGTTTTTAGTTACAACTACTGTTTCACCGACATAAAATATGTCATTTACTCGCTGGTTAAAATAGAGAGTTCCCTCTGTAGTTGTGTTGCTGTGCGCAACATTGTAAGTCTCGTTAGTAAATAGGAAAGGCAACATGACATCATCTGCTGCATCGCAGACTGATTGTAAAACGGCATCTGTATAGAGTGTGCCTACTCCAAGGGCAGTTCTAAGAGTTGCGACTGTTGTTACGCTCATGTGATCCTTCCTAAAGACTGGCTGGGCAGAAGGGCACTACCCAGCCAGCGACTTAATGGGTGTTTATCAGGTCTTGTTTACGCCGAATGCACCTGCACCAATTTTGGTTGCAATAGCGCCATAGCCATACATTGCTACGAGGATTTCACCTGAAGCAATAACATCAGCGCGAAGCTGATACTGAGGTGACTCATACCATGTATAAGCAGTTGGATTGATGATAAGGATTGAGTCATCTTTGTCTGTGTCGTTTGCAGTTGCAACATTTGCAGATACATAGAGATCAAGTCCCATGACATTTCCGCGGATTGAAGTTGGTCCTACAACGCCGCCAGCGTTCTGAGGTTGTGCCGCCGCGTAGATTGGACGGCCGTTATCGTTGAGTGTCATCAAGTTAGCCCATTGTGATGTGTTCATCAAGATATTGCGAGCAAAGCCTTGTGTGTTTGTGTAAACAGATGCCGCTCCGCGTGATACAACACCAAGCAATTCTGATGCTGTTGGATATGATGCGATTGTTGTTGAATCTGCTGTTGCACCTGAAGCAATAGCTGTGTAAACAGCCTTGTCTGTTGCGGCAGCGTATTGTGCAGCCATGTTGTTCATTAATTCAGTAATGAATAACGGTGATGAACGATCAAAGAGTTCGACAGAGAATTGCTGTTGTCCTGCGTACTTTTTGACTGATACTGTTACATAAGATGAAGCCTGATCTGTGTTAGATGGGCCACCAGCTTCTGCTGTCTCTGCAACTGTTGGAAGTGTTGTGATCTTTGGGATCTCAAAAGACATTCCTGCATCTGGCAATGCGCCAGTAGAGATAGCGTCGATCGCTGAACGAGTGTTGTTAGCAAGTCCATTGATGACGGTTGTAAGTTGACGAGTTGGTACAAGACCAGCGTTGTCTGTTGTATCTGCTGCTGCGCGAACATACTCGCGAGCCTCATCTGATCCAAGTGATGCTTTGATTGTCATTTCCAATTGCTTTGGAGCAGAGAAATCAAAGCGAGGCTTTGAATAAGCCATTGCTGTAATAGTAGGGCGAGCAGCTTCTACAGCCGCAGCTTCTACCGGTGTTGCTTCGACTGGAGTGGTTTCTTCCACGACTGTCTCGCTTTCTGTTTTGGTTTCTTCGACAGGGATAATTTCCTCTGCCGCGATCTCAAGTATTTGAGCAGACTTAAAGGCTGGCTCTGTTACTAGAGAAACTTCTTTTAATTTAGCCGCTGACACGACTGTGTGACCATCGCGTGATGGCTTTGCTGAGATGATCTCCGCGCCGATTGAAAGGCCAGTTACTAGGCCTTCTTGAGCCATTACGAGAGCATCGTTACCGCTTGTTGATCGGCTTAACTTAAAGGTTGCATAGATGCCATCTGGGCGTGTCTCAGCAGCAGTCATTCGCCCAATAGGCTTTTTCATATCGTGTTGCGATAGCAGCTTGATCTTGCTTACATCGCCGATCTCGATAGAACCAACCTCAAAGGTATAAGCGCCAAGGTTAGTGTTGCCAACCTCGCCAGTTCCGAGAGGAACGATCTTGCCAGATATCTCGCGACGATCCTCATTGCATTCGATTGATGATGCTTCAATGTATAAAGTTTCCATTATTCGCCATTCCCGTTAGGAGATAAACTTTCCATTTCCATTGCCTGTTCAGTTGTAATTAGTCCTAGTGCCAGCATCTTTTCTAAAACTAGCAACCTTTCCATTGGTTCTGTTCTCAAGAATGTATCGTCAAGATTAAACTTTACATAATGACCGGCGGTTGAAATATCATCCATGCTTAGTCTTGCTTCGATCGCTGATGCGTAAGGCTGCAAAGTCAAAGCCACCATTTGTTTGCGCTCATCCTGGACATTGGCATAAGTCATTGTCGTATTTTGAGAAGCAGAGACATAGTAAGGATCTACCGAGCAAAGTCTGGCGCATTCTGTTGCTAAGTTTTGGATTGCCTCGTTGTACATCATATCTTTAGGCGAGAATGAAGTTGGCTCATAATTTAGAGTAGAAGTTAAGTAAGCAGTAGCGTTATTTGTACGACTGCGCTTCCAAGCAGCTAGTAACGCAGTAATTTCAGATGGTGGCAAGTCAGCGCCAGAGTTCTTGATTATGCCAGAATTCATGGGAGTGGCAGCAGCTATAGCAGCAGCGCGTTGTACATCGAGAGCGGACTGAATAGTCCTAGCGCCTATTCCTAAGATGCCTTCATCTTTTTGAAATGTAATAAGTGATCCAAGACCAGTCATAGGTACTGGCTTGCCATCGATGTTGTATTGCGTAACGAAATTAGTTGCAGGATCAGTAATAAACCCGACCTTAGTATTAGCAACCCAGTTAGCGCGAGCCATGCGGCCATCCTCGGCATAAACTTCTGTAATCTGCCAGAAGGCTTGACCATACATAAGCAGCGAGTCAAGTGTGAAGTAAAGAGTCTCAAACAATGGCTGATGCTTAGAAGGTTGCTCAACCCATCGAGGCGCCGCAATCTTTTCGCCGGTTGACTTCTTGTAATACTCTAAAGGTACAGAAGCAAGAGTTCCTGCAATTAGATCGCGGCATCGTTTAATAGCTGGAACGCTAAGTGCTTGCTGGCGAGATACTAACGCAGGAAAGTAATTGTTGTAGCCGTAAAAACTGTCGGCCATAATTTGAGGCGCTTCTTGCGCTTGTATAACTTTTGGCTTACGATCGAATAGACCCATAGGTCGCAATTATACACTACATGTAGGTCATTCCGCGTAGATAGCCGCTACCTGTTGTGGTTTGTAAAGCATGTGAACAACCATCGCAGTAGCAATAGCGCCAGAGACATCGCCAGCCGATTTTCTTTTAACGATACGCCAAGCAGAGTCATTAACCTTAGCTGCGCAGTTATTCATCTGCTGTATCCAGTTAGCCTGACCAGAATGAACAACCCGAAGGTTAACCAAGCCATCGAGCAAGTCTCCGCAAGCCTGATAGAACGATGCGCCGCTAATATCCTGAGTCATGCAGCCAGCATTCGTTAACTTATCTGCGATCGACTGGGCTGTGTATTTATCGAAGCAGATTTGGCGCGGGCGATAATTATCAGCCCAGCCTTTAATATCTGCCGCGATCTTTAGATCATCGACCGAGACTGCGCTCTCCCAAGTCTGCAAGATGCCAACTCCTATGCGGCCATCGGGGAGTAATTGACCCGCAACTAGCGAAGCATTGCGCCTAGACGGTGATACATCAAAGCCAAAGACTGTGTAACCGCCGGGCGGGATCGTAAGACTCGCATCGCTCGTATCTTCAAGAATGCCATGCGGCCAAGGGCTGCTTAGGGAGTCGATCCATTGGCAAAGCAACTCTGTGCGAGTATTTTCTATCGGGCTAGTAGCAACGCTTTCGGATAAAGTCTCTTTAGTTACCAGATAACCAAGCGCAGGGTTAGCAAGTGCCCACGCGTTAGGGTCATCTATCTTGCAATATTGAGGCGCAGAGTATTCGTAATAACCGAAAGTTTTTGGCGGGTTGTCTAAGGCTCGTTCTCTTAGCTGATTAAGTACAACGCTAAAAGCATCGCCAGCGTTAGAAGTTAGAAAAGTGTGAGCATTAGGTCTGGCTCTAGTTACCGGCATCGCAGCTCGATAGCCTTCCTCTGACCATTCTCGAACCTCATCAAGAAACAGCGCATCGGCTGATCGACCGCGAGCGCCATCTCTAGTAGCTGCTACTACATCAAGTCTGCGACCATCTTTCATCTCGATCGACTCAGTACCGTTGGCATAACGGATCTGCTTGACCAACGCCATGAGGTTCTCGTTATTCTCAAAGACATGGGCTACTTGCCTGAAAGTATCGAGTGCCATTGAGCGATTAGATGATGCGATGATGATGTTCTTGCTATCCCACTTTAAAAGGTGAGCAAGGATCAGCATTCGAGTTAAGTGGGTCTTACCGTTCTGCCGGGCTACCAATAGCAGGTTCGTCTTGCGTATCCATTGACCCTTCTTGTCCACGCGAAGCATGTCGGTTAAACAGAACTTCTGCCATGGCAATAGCGGCATGTTAATAAGTTCTGCTAGTTCAATTACATCTGCAACCTTTGAA